AGAGGCTATGGCTCCAGTCGACCTTCTGAAATCTGAACTCGAAGAAGTCGAGAACGCAATGAAAGCTCTCGGCGAGAAGAAGATGGACCTCGAGAAGAAAATGGACATGCACGCGAACCCAGGTCTTGCTCAAGGCGAGAAAATGGATTCCGCTGATGTCAAAGCAAAGATCCGCGCTCGAGTTAAGCTTGAACGATCCGCTGAGAAACTCGTTTCTCCAGAGATCGCAAAGCGATTCGACTCCTGGTCCGATGCTCAAATCATGGCCGCTGTCGTGAAAGCGAAAGCCCCACGTGCTGACCTCGAAGGCAAGTCGTTCGTCTATCTTCAGACACGATTCGATTCAATCGTTGAAGCGGAAGCCGATATGAGTGAGTTCACTCGTAAAGAAGTTGGCCGAGCAATGATTGTAGGCTTCGAGCGTAAAGACTCTTTCGAATCTGCTGACCCAGCTCAAGCTCGTTTGAAAATGATTTCCGAGACTCGTGAGCTTTGGAAGTCACCTCTTAAAGCTTCCAAATAATAAGAAAGGAAAATAGAAAATGGCTCAAACCTCTTACACTATTGATATTCCTGCAGTGTCCTACCCTGGACAAATTGCAGACGCATCGAAAGTTCTCGATGTGTTGTCTGTTCTTAACGTCGCTGCGGCTATTCCATTCGGAGTATTCGTCTCTAAAGATCTCTCGAACAGCGGTGGTTTCGACAAGCTTGCGGGTAAAGTTCCTGCAACTGGTACCGATATTACCACTCTCGGATCTCTCTTGGGCGTTGCTCTCTGCGAGCAAACCTTGGCTCAGGACAGCTCTGTAGCTGTACCAACATGGCCAATTAAATCGGCTATGCCGGTTATGAGAAAAGGCCGCGTTTGGGTTCTCTCTGAAACCGACGTAACCGATGGTGCGCAAATCTACGTTCGCCACACTGCAAGCGGTGGAAACACTCAGCTTGGTAAAGTCCGAAAAGATGCCGATTCTGCAACAGCAGCATTGGCTCCAGGATGCGTGTTTCGTGGAACCTACGCTTCTGCTGGTTACGTATGCGTGGAAATTGACCTCGCTTAATTGAGAAAGGAAACTTAAATAATGTTGAAGCCAAGGATTGCAGAAACTCTCGGCGTGCGTATGGACTCCGCTGAGTCCGTATTTCTCGCCCGTCAGCTTGATTACATCAAGCAACAAACCTACGACATCAAGTACGCTGAGTTAAAAGCTCGGAAACTTATTCCTGTGTCCAGCGAAGCAGACCCAGGCGCAGATAAGATTTTCTATCGCCAATACGACCAGAGCGGTTTGGCGAAGATTATCTCCAACTACGCTGACGATCTTCCAGACGCAGACGTAAGCGGTGCAGAGTACTTCGTTAAAGTGAAGACTCTCGGCGCCTCTTACAAGTGGAGCATTCAAGAAATGCGCGCTGCTGTTTACGGCAACGTCCCTCTTGAACAACGTAAAGCAAACGCAGCTCGAAGAGCTATTGCACAGAAAGAGAACAAACTCGCTTTCTTCGGTGATACCGCTTCCGGTTTGGTTGGCTTGTTCACTGCTCCGAACGTTACTTCGGTAACTATTCCTGCTACTGGAACAGGCTCTTCGACTCTCTGGTCTACAAAGACTCCTGACCAGATTCTCTATGATATGAACTTGGTTGCTAACACCGTCGTTTCTACTTCTCTCGGCGTAGAGATTCCAGACACGATGTTGTTGCCGCTGGCTCAATTCCAGTACGTTGCAAGCACTGCACGTTCTGCGAACAGCGACACCACGATCTTGAACTACTTCTTGCAAAACAACCCACACATTAAACAAGTGGAATGGGTTAACGAATTGCTTGGAGCCGGTGCCTCAAGCTCGGACCGCATGTACGCTTATCGCCGGTCGCCTGAAGTTCTCACTCTCGAGATCCCAAGCGACTTCGAACAGCTTGAAATGCAAGTCAGGAACTTGGTCTATAAAGTTCCTTGCATCGAGCGTTTCGCAGGCGTTCTCGTGTACTACCCATTAGCCATTGCCTTTGGGGACGGCATCTAATTTTTAGATAATAATTCAACAGACTGACTGTCTATTACTAATGGCGGCCAGTCTGTTTTTTGCTGACGCAAGGACGCTGAGGCCGGGGGGAGTCTTTCGTAACGTGCGAATAGATATCCCCCCGATCTCTATGAGGTGACTAAAATGAAAATTCTAAATCAAACTAAAAGAATCTTTGTACTCGGTATGGACCCAGTCCTATTTCGCCCGATGAATATCGTCGCTGGGATGAACGTAATCGACGACGCTCTTTGGGAGAAAGTCTCGAAGAGTTTACCGATTTCAGACGCTCTATCTAAGGGTGATCTTATGGTGATCAAAGACGAGATTGCTTTAAAAGCTGTTGACCTCGCCGAGTCAGAAGTTAAGGATGAACCAAAGCCCAAGAAGGCCAAGAAAGTCGAACAACAATAGGAAGGAACTAACGCTTTGTTTATTAAATATTCAGGAACCAATTGCCACACCTTCGGACAGCTTCCGGAGAAGGGCGATATCTCAGTGCAGGGCCCCAAGAAAATTGCAGTGCTCAGACCAGGTTGGAACGAGTTCCCTGCAAATATTTGGGAGCAGTACAAGACTCACCCATCAGTTAAAAAAATGATGGAAAAGGGCACCCTCGAACTTCTCGAGACGAAAGTCGTCGTGATGGTTAAGGGCAAAAAGGTAATCAAAAAGATTGGTTCCAACGATAACAAAGTTAAGCTCACTTACTTCGAAGAGAAGAAAGCGATCTCGATCGTAAAGGATACTTACAACCGAGATATCTTAAACCGTTGGTTAGACGAAGAGACCAGGCCGAAGGTTATTAAAGCGATCCAAAAACAAGTCGAGCCGCTGCTTCCAGGCGATAAGGAAGACGGGGACGACGACGATTCTGAAGATTAAGGGGAATTGAGTTATGGCGGCGAATATCACAAGGGCCTATTTCCTAACCCTCTTCGGCGAGTTCGGTGCGGTTGCTCAGGATAAGATCGACGCCTATCTTGATATTGCCACGATCCGGGTCCCGTCGTCCGTGTGGGGAGACCGGAGTGGATACGCAACGGCTCTCCTTGCTGCGCACATGTTGGCGACCAGCGGCGCTCTGCCAGGGCAAGGCGGGGGGGCCGGTGGCGGACCTGTTACCGCTGAGGCCGTTGGCCAGGTCTCTAGATCTTTCGGATCGGTGGGCGAGGCTTCGTCTGGGGATGCAGAACTCAGAACGACTCGTTACGGTATCGACTTCATCGCGCTTCGGCGTGAAACTATAATTCCAGGAATGATTACAGGACCCGATACGAACCCAGGAATGATCACAACATTCTATTGAGAGAAGGGAACCTCATGGCAGAGGTTGAAGACAAAGATCTCGGATGGAAACAACTATTCACTCAGTTCACTTCAAGCAAGGAGACTCGAGTGCTGGTTGGGTTACTTCGTTCCGCTGGAGAACATAAGAGCGGCAACGGGGGTAAGCCCATCTCGGTTGCACAACTCGGAGCTATCCATGAGTTTGGAGCCCCGGGGGCAGGTATACCGGAACGATCTTTTATGCGTACTGCAGTCGACGAGGGTCGTTCGAAGCTGAATAAGTTAGTCGATAAGTTGGCAAAAATGGTTGTCGACGGAGACGCCAATGAAGAGAAGGCGCTCGGTATCTTAGGTGAGACCGTCAAAAACATGATGAAAGCCAAGATCCGTTCTGGCCTCAAGCCACCTAACTCACCTGCGACGATTAGACGGAAGGGCTCTTCGAAGCCTCTTATCGATACCGGGCAATTGATCAACTCAATCAACTGGGAAGTCATGAAGGGTGGCAAATGAGTTCCATTGTCGAACGATTCATCAGTGGCACCTACCGAGTGAAACGGTCTGGGCCCGGGACTTACCTCGAGGGGTTTTACCGAGCCGGTGATCAAGAGGAGTTTCTAGTCAGAGGATCGCTTCAACCGACGAACGCACGGGAGCTTAAGCTTTCAGAGGAAGGTTCTCGGCTTAAGCAGTACTGGGAGTTCTACACCGATAAACCAATCGTCTCGATTAACACTAAGACACTGTCCAAGTCCGATACGGTGGTGATCAACGACGAGACTTATAAAGTATTGAGTCAAGAAATCTGGCAAGGGTTTGGGCTCACCTATTACAAAGCAACGATCTCAAGGGAGCCCGAACAGTGAAGCTAAAACTTGTCGAGGTTCAGAAGACCATTTACTCTTGGATAAAGAACGAACTCTCTGGGAGCATTCCTCCGGAGCAGATTATTTGGAGACAACAGTCGGAACCTCTTCCGCCGCGTCCCTGTGTGACTATGAAAATCACAGGTGGGCCGTCTCGGGTGGGGTTTAACGACAACGCCGTTTACGACACTGCCGGTAGGTTTAAGATCGGTGGCCAAAGGACGATGGTGGTTTCAATCCAGATATTCGGCGACTCAAGGTTGAACCCAAAGGCATATCAAGTAGCGATCGACTTGAATGCTTCGCTTGAGAAAATGACGGTCTTAGACCGGCTTCGATCGGGTGGGGTTGCGGCTCAACTCAAGGGTGATGTGACTAATCTCACAGCTCTCGAGGAGACCGAATACGAAGAGCGAGCACAGTTCGACGTGACGCTTGGGGTTGCGGAAAATATAACGGATGAACCGGGTATAATTGAACAGGCCAACATCACTGAAAACCTCAGTGGGCCATAACCGGGAGGAGAAAAATGGCTTCAATAGATAACATTGTAACAGTCACCATCACTAAAGGTACCAAGACGGTACCACTACCAGGGTTTGGGATTCCATTGATCATGGGTCCATCGAACCGATTTGCAGAGACCTACCACGTGTATGACGGCGCAACCGGCGCTTCGGCCATGCTCGATGACGGTTTCTTGACTTCGGACCCAGAGTACAAGCACGCAGTCGCTCTTACTTCACAAGCGAATAAACCAACAACCTTTATCGTTGGGAAGAATACAGCGCCGGTGGCTCAGGTCTCGACAGTTTCGATTACCTCGGTCCTTAACTCGACTTTGTATTCGGTCACGATTAACGGCGTTGTCTGCTCTTATACTTCGGACAGCTCGGCTACCGGGGCAGAGATTCAAGCGGGCTTGATTGCCGCTATCAACGCATCGACTGAAGCTCCACATGTGACCGCATCGGCAGGCGCAGGAACAGACGTAACCGTTACCTCTGATGAACTAGGTCTTGGGTTCTCTATTACCGTAAACACAAACCTTAGTGTCACCACCGGAACTGC